TGTGATGATACACTTTCTAAAGAGCATCATAGACGGTGAGTTAAATATACCAAACGAACTAACGGATCGCATCAGAGACACAGCGTTCCAAATTGATCTAGATCAGAAATTGGACAAGAAACTGAATTGATGATCGAGAGGACTCAAGACTTTCAACCCTCTATAAACACTCTGCAAGTCATCAAAAACAAGGAGAAACGATGACTTACTACTCAACTAAAACATACGGACACAATATAGGCCTGTCGGCAGTTTTCAGACAGCCCAACGCAGATCACTCACACTGCCATCTACTACACGGATACAGTCTTGCTTTCAAATTTACATTTGGTTGCAACGATCTAGACAACAAGAACTGGGCCGTGGACTTTGGCGGACTTAAACCTTTAAAGGCCTGGCTTGAAGATCACTTTGACCACAAACTTGCACTAGACAAGGATGATCCACACATGGAAAAATTCAAAGAATTAGAACAACTTGATTTGGCGTCGATAAGAATATTTGACGGTGTAGGTGCTGAAATGTTCGCCAAACATGCATTTGATTTCGCTGATAAATTGATCAGAGAAAAAACAGATAACAGATGTTTCGTGGACAACGTAGAGTGTATGGAACACGGAGCCAACAGTGCCATCTACAGAAAAGAATAAATTTATACATGACATGGTAAGGGTAGGCCTAACGGACAGGGCATACTACTTCCAGGTATACGACACCCCATTGGGACACAGATGGTTGGAAGCACTCAAAGATAATCTAAAGCAAAAAAGAATACTTGAAAAGAACTTCTGTTTCTTAGGATTTGCAGATTCCAAAAGAAATCTAGGTTTCCTGGTAGGCGAACTTAACAAGAATATCTCTGTTATAAATGCGTTTGACTTTTCGCCGGCCTATGATAACATACATCCATTCACGGCTGATGATTTCCAGTACAGTTCTCGTCTGCCGATAGGTAAAGCAGTTGACGGCGATGAAACGAAAACACCCGGCAAACGTCTTAAGCATGATGCATGTAATACTTTGCATAGGCATTTTGAAGAACTACAAGGCACAGCATGGCAACTATCAAAATTTTATAAACAGGCTGACATTGAAACAAAATATGCCATCAGACAATTGAACAATATCTGCCATGAGATAGAATCCTGGGTCAATTCAGATAGGAAGAACTGCATAGAACCCGAATGGATGCGTCCTGCACAGATCACAACTTTTATCAACGCTCCAAGACACAATTTACATGAAGCAGACTTTGACTTGTTTAAGGACAACAGGTATGACCGAGAGCTTGGTGGTGTGTATCTACATTGGTCGCAAGTGGGGAAAACTCTTTATGAAGTATTCAGAGACGAACACGCACCTAAGATGACCGAAGCACTGTGTTCTGAGATAAATCACCAGAAATACTATTCAGGAGAGTTTGATGTAGAATGGGGACAGACCATCACAGAAAGACATGAATTTAAAAAAGAGGAAATGGATGAATACAGAGCATGGCTCAAAGACAACGGGTATGATTGGGAAGATCAGAAACTGAGTCTAGGTTACATAAAAATAGGGCAAGTGGATTTACAGAGAACGTTCGGGACTGATGCACCTGTACAAGAAATTCACAAGGTGATGACTGATAATTTAAATATCACAAGTATTAAGACAATAGCAGGTCCGACGACAGAAACGGACTATACATACACCTTAGACAGTGATGATTGGAAACAAATACAAATGGAAGGATTGAGAAAAGGTTATGAATCACGTAGTGTGCGTTAAATGGGGGAACAAGTATGTTTCACGGTATGCAAATGTTTTGAACAAGATGGTCAAGAGGCATACCACAGTACCTTATCAATTCCATTGCCTCACGGATGATCCATCTGGCCTAGATCCAGATGTCAATGTCATCAAACTTCCAACTGATCCAGTGATCAAAACATGGTGGAGCAAACTGTGGATGTTTGCACCGGAGATGCCCTTGAAAGGCAATATATTGTTCTTTGATCTGGATGTAGTCATTTTTAACAACATCGATATACTTTTCACACACGAGCCAGGTAAGTTTCACATAATCAGAGACTTCAACAGATGCAGGGTCAAGGACTGGAAACTGAGTAACTCTAGTTGTATGCGTTGGGAGGCGGGTACGATGGATTACCTATGGAACGACTTTAAGAAAGACTCTGGCCGAATAATGTCACAGAACCATGGTGACCAGGATTGGATAACGAAAAGGGCCAAGGATGACATAACCCACTGGCCAGACGAGTGGATACGAAGTTACAAATGGGAGATGGTTGGACTCAAAGACACAAAACTCCTATCAAAGGATGGAAAAAGTTTCTTCAGAACGCCTGCAAAAATAGAACCCGGAAACAGGGTGGCTGTGTTCCATGGGAAACCAAATCCAATGGAGTGTTCTGACAAGTTTGTGGAAGACAACTGGCTATGATAAAATTCAGTCTCGATCAGATCACAGAATGGCAACTGGAGATAACCACGAGGTGTAATGCGGCCTGTCCACAATGTCCGAGAAACATAAATGGCGGTAAGATAAATCCACACATGCCACTGATGGACATGGACATAGAGTGGATCAAGAAGGCCTTTACTAAAGAAATATTGGATAGATGTAAACAGATTTTTTTCTGTGGCAGTTATGGAGATCCGTCGGTACATCCAAAATTCATAGAGATCTTAGAATGGTTCAGATCACAGAAGCATGATCTGTGGCTGTACATACACACCAACGGAGCCAAACGTAAGGAAGGCTTCTGGCAAGAGATAGCAAAAATTATGAACGGTTATGGGCAGATAGATTTTGGGATAGATGGATTAGAAGACACGAATCATCTATACAGGGTCGGGGTCAAGTACGAACACGCAATACAAAATGCCAGAGATTTTATAAACGCAGGAGGCAGAGCGAAATGGAACTTCATTGTGTTCAAACATAACGAACATCAGATAGAAACAGTGAAGGCATTGGCCAAAGAATATGGGTTCCACGACTGCCTGGTGAGAAAAACGGGAAGATTTTTCGATCAAAAGAAATTAGAACCAATGCAGAAGTGGCCAGTGAAGAATAGCATGGGGCAGACTGTCAGGCATCTCGAAATGCCAACAGATCCACAATACAGGAACGACAGTGTAACCAGGGTGGAGGAAATAAAAAAGAAATATGGCTCCTTGATAGATTACTTCAAACAAACTGAAATCACTTGCGATGCACTTCTAGGAAATAAAGTGGTAATCACAGCGGAGGGAATAGTCATGCCATGCAATTTCTTTGAACACAACCTATATGATGCTAGATTCCATGAGGATACACACCCTGGATCATTTGACCCGCTGGGTAAAAAAATGTATAATAATCAAATAATAGAAATGTATGACAAATATGGAAAAGATAATCTTAAAATACAAAATAAAAAAATGAGTGAAATATTTGAAAACGAATTCTGGAAAGAACTACAGAGTTCTTGGGACAAAAATGATTTCAAAGAAGGTAGATTGTTTGAATGTGCATTCACGTGTGGACAGACTTTCACTAAATGTTGGGATCAAGGGGGAAGTGTAAGATGAAAATTTTAGTCACAGGTGGAAACAGAGGCCTTGGGAAAACGATCGTGAAAGATCTTAAGGCAGATTCCATAAGCCGCGAGACCGGGTTCGACATAACAAAAGATGTGGACAAAATAGTAACGAAAAGCCTCGAGTACGACGTGTTTGTTAACAACGCCTTTGACGGACCACCGCAAGAGGATCATGCCAACTTTGGACAAACTTTATTGTTGTTAAAAATGTTTGATGCATGGAAACAGAAAAATAAAACAGGATTCATATTCAACATAGGTAGTATCGCCAGCGATGATGTGGTCGCTCCAGAGCCCATGTGGGAGACATACAGGGTTGCAAAGAAAAGTTTGGAGTCTGCAAGTTTACAATGCAGTAGGGCATTCAGGAAAAATCATGTAAACTTCCGAACAACACTTATCAAACCAGACAGACTCGATACTGAGCTGTCTCGATCCAGGGCAAACTGGACTGGCAACGGTGTGAACTGTGTTGATTTAGTAAATTTTATAACATACTGCCTTTCGGTGAACGATAACACACAGATTGATCAAATTACATTGGGATTGAATTACGAGCATGTATATGTATAAAAAGAAATTCTACGAAGCGGCAAAGATCAAAAGAATCAGTCCCGGACTGGATGAGATAGAATCCGACTGCGGTTACGAGAAGAAGTTTCGTTACAACATAGACATGAACTCCAACGGAATCATGGCGGAGTGCATCCAGTGGTGCCAGGTAAACTGCGAAGGCAAATGGGGTTGGTGGTTTGAACAGAAAGATTTATACGATCCTGTGAGTCATAACTGGGAGGAGCAGAACAGTTACATGAGTTTTGATAAGAAGAGAGATGCCTCACGTTTCTGGTTAGCGGTCGGAGTGCAAAACATGGGCAACAATGATTGATAATTAATAGTATGAAACCATTTGAAATCACAGACGAAGCGAAGAATCAGATTGAAAAATTGCTTGAGAAGAACCCAGGCAAGTACGCGGTCAGCCTAGCAGTGCTGGGTGGTGGCTGTGCAGGATTCAAGTATGACTGGGGATTTGCAGACACAAAAGAAGCCGTGAGCGGTGGCGATCATGTTGAAGACTGGCACACAGGTAGATTTGTTGTGGATGAGACTTCCTTGCTGTATGTCATGGGCACAAAGATAGACTGGATCGAGGAGACCTTTGGATCACAGTTTGAGATTTCAAATCCCAACTCAACCTCCGCATGCGGTTGTGGAGAATCATTTGGGGTTTAATGGACACAGCATTCATAGTAGGCAATGGTGAGTCAAGAAACATATTTCCAATAGAAAATTTAAAAGGCAAAGGTGTAATATATGGTTGCAACGCCATATACCGAGACCATCCCATGTTGTGTGATCATATTGTGGCAGTGAATCCGCCTATGTACGAAGAACTGGCAACATGGCACAACAGCGGAAAGGAATCTCCACAGATACACAGCATAGACGACATATCAAAATGGAACTACATCTGTGATGGTGATAAAGAAACAGATGTGCCTGACGGACTAAAGATATACAGGACCTGGAGGGGCGGCGACATAAAGAAGGGCGGCAAGATAAAGACCAATGATTTTACTAAAGCAAAAGGGTCTGGTTGTTCTGCAGTGTTGATGGCGGCAGAGTCAGGTATAAAAAATATTGTAATAATGGCATTCGACATCATGGGTGCCCAGCAGTGGGAGATTGAAACTCCCAGCAGGATACAGAACAACATATATAAAAACTCAATAAACTACCCTGGTCGTGAAAGCATGAAGGCATATTTGAAATACGAATGGATGTATCAACTGAGACAGACTTTCCGTAGATTCCCAAAAACAAATTTTATTTTCATAAACAGGAAAGAGTATCTACAGGGTAACCCGTTCCTCAGATGGTACTTTGATCAGTCGAATATAAAGTGTGGCATCTACGCAGACCTACAGAGATGGTTAACCGGTCATCGCGACGACATCCAATGGAAAACACTATAGAGTCTTGGTGCTACTCCAGGCAATGTTGAGGCGTAAATAGTCAATATGAGTGATACGTATTGCAGAGCCGCCCAAGAACAACTGTTTATTACAGAAAAAGGAAAGATGCAACCTTGTTGTTATGTCGAAGGCCACGATAGTAAAAATCCTGATTTTGTTAGCAGTAGACTGTTCAATGTAAAAGATCCTATAGATTGGTTTTATAATAATCAAAATCAACAAAGGTTAAGGGATAATCTTAACGGTGTTGTAAAAGATAAAAGATGTGGTGTATGTTGGAAAAGTGAATCATTGAGCAGAGAAAGTTTTAGAACTCGGCTAAACCAGTCCTATAAACTAAGTACACCTAAATTAAAAATTTTACACATCACAGGAGGTAGGTTATGCAACCTTGCTTGTAGAATGTGTTCGTCAGAGTTGTCTTCGATGATAAAGCATGAACAACGACCTTGGCAATTATCATCCAATGATGACTACAAACAATACAATTGGATAAATGAACAAGAACATATAGATAAAATCATTAAACTTATTCAACTTGAAGATATAGAGACTTTAAATTTGCAAGGAGGAGAAACACAGTTGATTAAAGGATTTATGGATATGTTATCACAAGTAGATGATGAAAAGAAAGAATCAATGGATATGCATGTTACTACCAACGCATCTGTGTTTAGTGAACCTTTTTGGAAAGAGATGATGAAGTTCAAATGTACAACTGTTGGAATGAGTATAGATGCTACAGAATCAAGATATAATAATATTAGATATTTAGGAAATTGGAATACAACAAAGGAAAACAGTTTAAAGATATTAGAGTATATGTCTTTAAATCATAAAAGGCCAGGACCACCTCCACATCTTAATTTAAATATTGTTCTTCAATTAGCAAACATAGACCAATGTGATTCAATGAATGAGTTCATGGATGAGTTGAAACAACAATTCAAACAAGTAAATTTTAAATCTACATTATTACCAGTTGAAGATTGGGATAGTCAAGGAGTTTTCCCTTGGGATCCAAATAATATTCCTGTAGAAATTTTAAAAGGTATCTCACGGACAACCTTTGACAATGATTTATCACGACAATGGCAAAGCTCTATTGATTATGCAATACAAAATAACGGTTATAATGATAAAGCACAAGAACAAGTTCTAAAACGAGAAGAATGGTTTCTTAAGAAATATAAAACTAATCTCTGGAATGAACGCCCGGATTGGTTTGAAATCTATAACAGACGAATCAATTGACCCATGCTACAATGCAAAACACTATAGAGTCTTAGTGCTACTAGCGTCAAGTTTATAAACCTTACGCATCTTTACACCCACAGCCTGTGCAAATTTCTTTGAGTCACAATCATTGCAGACGTGTTTGTAATCATTAGATGCACGTCCCGGATCTACCTTGCTCTTTGGTCTCATGAACGTCTCCGAACAGGCATCGCATTTGAACACATAGATCAGGTTCTTCCTGTGATAGTTGTGCATTGTACCCAGTTTGCTCTCCCTCTTGTACAACTTCATTGTTTTTAGGGTTTCTATGAACATATTATTATTTAATAAATACGAATAACATATTATGGCAAGATTAAACATAGACACAGGATCACTGGGAAATCCAGCAACAGGCGATACTTTGCGTACCGCTATGACCAAGGTAAACACCAATTTTGAGGAAGTTTATCAATTGGTTGGGGATGGTTCAACAGGATTAATCACAAGTTCAGTGACAAATGGTGACTTGAAACTGCAGGCAAACGGCACAGGTATCATAGAAATAGATCAACTACAAATTAATAACGCGGCGATCACACCAATCACAACAAACAGTGACTTGACATTGTCAGCAAACGGCACAGGTAACATTGTGATAGGATCTATCACTGTAAACGGTACAACATTAAGTTCAGCAGATTCATCTAAAATATCAATCAACGAGGCCCTTGACGTTGACGGAAATTTAAAAGTGTCAGCGGCACAAATTGATTTCACAAACCTTCCAACAAGTGACCCGAGTGTTGCAGGAAGATTGTTCAGGTCAGGCAACGACGTTAGAATTAGTACAGGATAGTAAATGGCCCAGAGTGTAATAAACATAGGTGCACAGGCTAATGATGGTTCGGGCGACACTATCAGGAATGCCGGTCTCAAGATCAACACAAACTTCACAGAGCTTTATGCACAGGCAATACATGCGGGTGATATAAAATTCAGAGGAAACAACATCACATCCGAATCTTCAAATGCGGACATAGTGCTCAAGCCTTCGGGCACAGGAAACGTGGTGTTCCCCGCCCTTACTTTCGAAGACAACAACATCAAACTGACCAGATCAAACGATGACCTAAAAATTTCAGCACATGGATCTGGGAGTGTTGTCATAGAGGGAATAGGATTTGCAGGAGCGTCGATAACGGGCACAGACTCCGCTATTATCAATATAAATGAAAACTTGATCGTAGACACAACGCTGAATGCGGGTGCTACTACTCTGCCATCTGCGGTCACGTTGAATTCTACACTGGATGTCACAGGTGCAACCACACTTTCTACGTTGACCGTGACGGGAACAACAACACTGTCTGGCACAACAAGTATTGACAATCTTACATTCAATGACGGCATCATAGGATCCAGTTCAAACGCTGACATTATTTTGACACCAGGAGGAACAGGAACTATTGTGCTTCCTGCGGTTACCATCGATGACAACAGCATCACAGGAACAAGAACAAATGAGAACATCAATATCAATGCCAGTGGAACAGGTGATGTGTTGTTAGGTCCCATCAGGATAAATGGAACAACTTTAGACAGTTCGGACTCTGCCAGCATAAACATGAACGAGGGAGTCATCGTTGATGGAACGATAAATGCAGACACACCAACATTCGATGGTGCGGTTATTGCCAATTCAACTCTGGGCGTGACGGGTGCTACAACATTATCAACCATGACTGTATCGGGTGCATCATCTTTGGCTGGCACAACAACAATAGATAACTTGACATTTAATGACAACATTATCGGATCTAGTTCAAATGCAGACATAATTTTAACGCCAGGAGGAACTGGTTCTTTAGTATTACCCGGGCTAACAATCAATGACAACAACATTACAGGCACAAGATCTAATGAGGATCTTAACATCACTCCAAGTGGCACTGGCATTATCAATGTTGGTGCTTTTAAATTTGCTGGTACAAGTATCAGCTCAGACGATTCTACAACAGTCAATGTCAATGATACAGTCATAGTCGACGGAACAATGACTGCAAACACACCAACATTCAATGGTGCAGTAGTTGCCAATTCAACACTGGACGTAACAAGCGGTACAACACTATCAAGCCTGACTGTGTCTGGCGCATCTTCATTCGTTGGACCAGTGCCAGTAGACAACCTGACTTTCAATGACAACATCATCGCAACAAGTTCAAACGCAGACCTAATTTTAAGTCCGGGCGGAACAGGGGTCGTAAACGTGAGTAATCTTACCATAGACTCCAGCATCAACCTCACAGACAACGTGATAAAGGTCACAAGGTCCAATGACAACCTGGTGCTAAGTCCTAATGGTTCAGGAAATGTGGAGATCATATCCGGACTTACAACAGCCGACGTGACGACAACAGGCAACGTTGACATCACAGGTGCCAAAACAATCACAGGATTACTTGACCTTAGAGGAATACAAATTAAAGACAACACGATAACCACAGACCGGTCCAGTGATAACTTTGAGCTATCAGGCAATGGAAGTGGAAAGGTTGTTGTTGACAAAGTCGAAATTACTAACATCACAATAGACAATATCGTGATAGGTGGAACAACACCAGCGGCGGGAACGTTCACGTCATTTCCATCATTTACAAATACTGATGAGTTCGATGCGGCCGGGGTAAAACTCAAGGATAACACCATCACTGCACACAGATCAAATGACGATCTCGGATTTGCCGCCAATGGATCGGGATATGTGAACATCAACGGAAACTTGATCACTGGGGGCATAAACTTGCCTAACACGGATGGAAACACAGGACAACTACTAAGGACAGACGGAAACGGTCAGTTGGCATGGTTCACAAATCCAATATTACTTGGACAGTCAGACATACAAGACGCAAGGAACACAATTGGATTTTCAAGTTTGACAGAAATAGATGCAAACACGGCAGTTGGCGCACACGAAAACATCGGTGCAGTCGGTGACAGTGTGTTTGATGAATTTGACCAATCAAAATATGACAGTGCATGGTATCTGTGTCTACAGAGATATGACGCCGCTGACAGTTCGGTCGAGTACGCAGGATTCAAGACAACCATTGCACAAGGAACAACAGATGGAAGCACATTTGATGCCTTCGATGGAACCTCACAGATCATCAAGACAAACAGTGCTGATGAGATACTTGCCACATCTTCTGATATAAGGAGTTCAGTCGGCAAAGTAAGGTTCAAAGGACAGGCCGGCACACTGGCAGACGGTTCTTCTAAATCCACATTCAACGCAATGACATTTTTTAGAGTAGGACTGGGGGACAATGACTCATCGGGATACACAGACGGCAACATAGCGACAAAAGTCACAGCAGATATCGACAGTGCTGTGGGAAACCTTGACACCTTTGCTCATGCGAGTTTCAGAGGTGCAAAATATTATGTGTCAGTGAACAACACGACCACAAATGAAGTGATGAATGCCGAACTAATTGTGGTTCATAACGGATCAGATGCGTTCATACAAACATACAACCAATTTACAACCAACTCCGGCAACACGCCTTTGGCAACATTCACGGCAGACATAAGCGGAAGTGATGTAAGGCTACGAGGCGCAAATGGTACAGCAGGAACTTGTAGAGTAACAATGTACAGGATACTGTTGGCGGACAATGAGTCAGGTTCGAGTGGCACTTACGAAAGTGTCATCGCGGCACAGACGGTCAGCAACACGGATACCACAACAATCAACACCGACAGTTTCAGGGGACAATCAAATCCGGACATGAGTTCACAGAAAGTGATCAATTCATGGGCAAAAACAAGTTTTGACAGTGTGTTCTATCACATGATACAGAAGGACAACACCAACAACGAATTTATAATGAACAAGTTGAGTTTGAACCATGGTATCAGTGCAGACGGAAGCACCGAGGCGGCGGGTGTCGCAGACAGTCATGTCCTTAAGTCAGGTGAGATGAATGACATCAGTGCCTTTGACGCTGGCATCAACGGATCCAACGTAGAATTGAAGGC